TTCAAAACATAAAAAAAGCAGCAAAAAGAAAAAATTTATTAGATAGAAAAGACACAGACAGAATAAAAACTTTACAAGAACAAAGATTTGGTTTTCATGATTTTACCGATCCACGCTATAAAGCTAAACAAGATTTAGTAAGTAAACAACGTGCAGCAATACAAGATGTTTACAACGACATTATTAAAAAAGCACCAAAAGATCCTAACACAGGCAAAGCCATTTTAAGTGGTAAAAGAGAATTATATCCAGTTAGCATAATACCTAAATTAAAAAACAAATACCCTGATTTGTTTGCGGGTGTTGAGAATAACAAACAAGGCCAGGCAAAAATTTATAAAATAACTGAAGCTACACGTAGTGGGTCACGAAAGAAAATGGAATATCCAGACTTCCAAAAAGCTAGTGACAACATAGAAGAGCAAGCCATGTATATGCAAGTTCCTAATTTTACGGATGAAGCAGAGCTTGGTAAAATACCACGTCAATATTTAATTGATGTATTTAGATCAAGACCTAGTGAGTTTGTTACAGGAAATGCTAAAAAAGATGCAAACAGGTATTTACGTTTTTTACGTGATCAAAATTTTTTTGATCCACAAAGCCCTTACTATTACAAAAAAAATCCAGAGTTTGCAGAATACTATCTAACAAGAAAACCATCCGGTGCAGTGGCAGATTACAGAAGAGGTTTAGATTTATCACATGATGTACCAACCTTAATGCCAGGTGGTAGTAGAAAATTTCCTACCCAAACTCAAACCGTTCCTTTTTCAGGTGCAGAAATTGGTAGAACACATTATTTATCACCAAATGTAAATAGAATTTTACAACCTAAATTAGAATCACAAGCAATAGATGCTTTACAAAAAAAGAATTACAAAAAATTTGTAAAATTAGATGAGCAAATGATAAAAAATAATATTAGAACAACTATTACAGATCCTACCACAGGAGAAGTTTATCCAATGGGTGGTTACGCTGACATTGGATTTAACCGAGGAGGAAAAGTTCCTGCATACATGGCTGGTGGTATAGGTAAACTTGGAGCAAAAGTTATAAAAAATTTAGTAGGTAAATTATCTAACAAAGAATTAAAAATGATTTTAGATACATCTTTTAAAGGTACTAATCCGAGCAAATCACTTGCAAAAATTAGACAAAACAAATTATTAGAAAAATTAGGACCAGATAAATACAGATATAGAAACGTTAAGTCAGAGGTGTACGAATAATGGTAATACCTAGCATCACACGTAGAGCTTTTATGAAAGGCATTGCAGCGCTTGCTGGTAAAGCGGCAATGCCAAAAACTGTTAGCAAAGCCATGGAAGCAGTAACACCATCATCAGTAAACGTGGACAGTGCACCGTGGATACAAAACATGGTAGGTTCTTTAAAAAATATTGTTGATAACCGTAAACTTGAATCGTTGTTACCTAATGGTGCAGAAGTAAGATATGTTAAAGCACCTGCAAACGAATTTGATTCACATACTTTGTCTATTAAAACAGCTGACGGCGATAGAGATTTTATAAAATACCATGAAACAAAAGGCGATATAGATATTGAGTTTGATATTCGTGATGACTATCACAATAACCAACACATATACGTTAACAAAAAAACTGGTGCTACAGAAATAGTTGATGACAACTATTACATGACAGGACCAGAAGATTATGCAAAAGATGATCCAATTGTTTACGATGCAACAAGAGAAGCTATACGTAAAAAAATGATGCTTGCTGATGAAAAACCAGATGACTACATGTATGACTACATGTCAATGCCAGATGATTCTGAATATGGTTATTTATTTGAAAGATATGCAGATACGTTTTCACCTTCCGGTGGTATATTTAAAACTAAACAATTTGCTGATAACGAAAGAGCTAGAAAACTTATGCAGGAAGAAATGGATGAAATAATGTTTGAACAACAATTTAGAGATGGTAATATACACGGTTTTAATAAAGGAGGAGTTATGAAAGACGTTGTACCACCATTAGATGGTTATGCAGCTGGTGGCGTAGGTAAAAAAATAATACAAAGAGCTGCTCCAAAACTTTTAGATAAGTTACGTGAATTTGCACCACAGATTACAGGCAAGGTAGATCCCAAACCTTTTACAGTTTTTGATAATGCAGGATTACCAGTAAAAGATTTTAAAACATACGATGAGGCAATGAAGTTTGCCAAAGAAGATCCAAATATGTTGTCCGTTGGCAACACGCCTAAACCAGATGTATCTGCAGATACACCAGCAATGTTTTTCCGTTCTAGAGAAGAATTAATACAAGGACCACCAATGTTAGAAGGACAACAATGGTTAAATTATTTTAAGTCACGTGGCATACGTGACGCAGAAATGATGGACACGTCATTAGGTCCATTCTTAAATCAAAATTTAAAAAACAAAATATCTAAAAATGATTTAGTAAAAAAATATGATGAAACAGTTCCTGATTTTGACGTCCAGGTTTTAGGACAAGGCACTGACGGTGCTTTACAAAACATGTCAATTGACAGGTTAAGACAAATAGATCCAACAGTTTTTTCTGCAGAAGCAAGACCAATTATAACAACTATACAAAATCAAATAAAAGACGTTACAACTACTCAAGCAGAAGATCAATTTTTAGGACGTTTAGACAACTTGTTTGACAAAGCTTATGGCATACCAAACGTTAGTAAAACTGGTATACCTGCAGACAACGCTATGGTGCCTTTTGAAATAAAACAATTAATGAATGAAATTTTAGCTGGTACGGGTAGAAGAGGTGCAGGTTTTAAAGCTGCTGCTTTTGTTGACAGAGCTAAATATTCTGGTCAACAAACTTTACCTGATGGATCAAATTACAGAGAGTTTGTTTTTAGTTATAAACCAAAAGGGCCACGTAAAAACGAACCTGTATATTCTTATGCACATCAATTTGGTGCTGCTAAAACTGATAATGCTTTCATGCACGCGCGTGTGTCTGACAGGACAGATGAATTTGGTAATAGACTATTGTTTGTAGAAGAATTTCAATCAGATATGCATCAACCAATATCACGTGTTGTTCGTGAAGCAACAAAACAAGGAAAAGAAATTCCTCCATCTGGTAAATATGCACCACGTTTAGACGTAGAATCACCAGCATTAAACAAAGCTAATTTACAACAAATGGAATTAATACAAAGAAAAATAGATAAATTGTTAGAAACAAATCCTAATTCACCTAAGTTAGCTAAATTATATGAACAAAAAGAAGAGATTAGAAACATAGAAAAAGCAAAAGCACAGAAAAGTGCGAAAGACACATCTGGTGTACCTGAAGGTCCATTTAAAAATTCTCAAGATTACATGGAGTTTGCTATTAAGTACTTGATGAGAGTAGCAAAAGATGGTAATTACGATGGCGTGGCTTTTTCAACACCGGCTGTTAAAAACCGTAATTTGTCACCAGGTAGTAAAGATTACCAAGGTAATTTGTTTGCGTACGGAAACATTTTGAACAATGCAATACGTAAGGCAAAAGCAAAAACTGGGGCTGATTTGTTTGAAACGTCAATTGGTGCTAGAGGAGAATATCGTGGTGATATGAAGTATTACGGAGTTCCAGCACTGATGATAAAAGGCAACAAGAAGGCAATGGAAAAAATTAGCAAAGGATTGCCTGCTTATGCAAAAGGAGGTTTAACAAAAACTACACCTCCAGAAAAAGGACCACAACCATACGGCATCATGCAAGATGTTGTATCACCACTATAAGGGGAATAGATGGCTAAAAAGAATCAAAACAATAACATAGACAAAGCTTTAGAAGCATTACAAGGCGCTTTGGACCTAGAACCAACAGGTCAAGAAATACAATTACCAGAACAAGTGGTAGATTTTGAATCAGACGTAGAACTAACAGAAACACCAGACGGAGGTGCGGAGGTAAATTTTGATCCTAATGCACCTATCGACAAATCAAATATTCCGTTCGATGCAAACTTAGCTGATTACATCGACGAATCTGAATCCCGCAAATTTGCTAATGATCTTGTGGGAGCATTCGAAATGGATAAAGAGTCACGTAAAGACTGGGAAGATACCTATGTCAAAGGACTCGATATGTTAGGTTTTAAATATGAAGACCGAACACAACCATTCGAAGGTGCGTCAGGGGTCGTACATCCTTTACTTGCTGAATCTGTAACACAGTTTCAAGCTCAAGCTTATAAGGAACTCCTCCCCCCAAGCGGCCCCGTACGCACACAAATAGTTGGAGCAGTTACACCTCAAGTACAAGACCAAGCAGAGCGTGTAAAAGAATTTATGAACTATCAAATTACAACAAAGATGAAAGAGTATGATCCTGAAATGGATCAATTGTTATTTTACTTACCTTTGTCAGGTTCTGCATTTAAAAAAGTTTACTATGATCCAATGTTACAAAGAGGTGTATCTAAATTTGTAACAAGTGAAGATTGCGTAATAAATTATTTAGCAACTGATTTAGAAACTGCAGAAAGAATTACACACGTTGTAAAAATGACAGGCAACGAAGTTAGAAAGTTACAAGTTACAGGTTTTTACAAAGACATGGAATTGCAAACAGGCCATGTTGATACTTCTGAAGTTATGGACAAAGTTGATGATCTAGATGGTGTGCAAAAAGAATATGCAGACGGAGATGATGAACACGAAATTTTAGAAATGCATGTAAATGCAGACGTACCAGGTTTTGAAGATCCTAACGGAATAAAATTACCTTACATAATTAGTATAGATAAATATTCTAATACAATCTTGTCAATAAGAAGAAACTATTTGCAAGATGATCCAATGATGAGAAAAATTTCTTACTTTGTACATTTTAAATTCCTCCCCGGATTAGGCTTTTATGGATTTGGCTTAATCCACATGCTAGGTGGATTGTCAAGAACTGCAACAAGTGTTTTGCGACAGTTAATTGATGCAGGTACTCTTGCCAATCTTCCAGCAGGATTCAAAGCAAGAGGCATGCGTATACGTGATCACGATCAAGCAATACAACCAGGTGAATTTAGAGATGTAGATGTGACTGGTAATTCTATACGTGAATCTTTGTTACCTTTACCATTTAAAGAACCATCGCAAACATTATTTGCATTACTTGGTTTTGCTGTTGATGCAGGTAAATCATTTGCTGCTATTGCAGACATGAAGATGGGTGAAGGTAATGAACAAAACCCAGTTGGCACTACACTTGCATTATTAGAACGTGGCACAAAAGTCATGAGTGCAATACATAAAAGATTACACTACGCACAAAAAGAAGAATTTAATTTACTAGCAAGAGTATTTCAATTGTATTTACCGCCAGAATATCCGTACGAAGTTATTGGTGGTAACAGAATGATTAAACAAACTGATTTTGATGACCGTGTTGATATATTACCTATTTCAGATCCTAATATATTTTCTATGGCACAACGTATTACACTTGCACAACAACAGCTACAATTAGCAACATCTAATCCTAAAATGCATGACTTACGCGAAGCATACAGAAGAATGTACTCTGCTATGGGTGTAGATAACATTGATGCAATATTAAAACCAAATCCAGAAATGCCTGCACCTACAGGACCGGCAGCAGAAAATAGTGGCATTATGAGAGGTAACTTTCCAAAGGCTTTTCCTATGCAAGATCACATGGCTCATATTACAGCACACCAAGAATTTATGTTTACAAGAATGGTGCAAATCAACCCACAAGTTTATTCTGCATTACAAGCACATTTATCAGAGCATATAGCTTTGATGGCTGGAGAGCAAATACAACAAGAATTTGCTGAACCAATACAACAAATGCAACAAGCAATGCAACAAGCACAGCAAAATCCACAAGCAATGCAACAATTACAACAGCAACAAGCACAATTAACAAATCAAATGGCAGCAAAACAAGCACAAGTTGAAGCAAAATTAACAGCTGAGTTATCTGCAGCAGAAGAGGCACGTATGAGTAAAGAGCCTAAAGATCCTCTTGTTAAACTAAAACAACAAGAGATAGATTTAAAAGCTATGGAAACACAAGCTAGACTTGCAAAAGAAATTGCAATGGATCAAGAAAAATTAGATCTTGAAAGAGATAAATTAGAAACTGATACTGGTTTAGAAATTATGAAAATGGAAGCAGCAGCTGACAGTCAATCAAACACAGAAGCCATGACAGTTTTACGAGAAAATATAGTTTCAGCGCGTGAAGCAATGAAAGAACAATCCTCTGAAAAGATAGCGAGGCAAAATGCAAGACAAAATGAAAAGAAAACTGACCAAGATCAGTAACGCAATGTCAAAAATAGAAGACGCTGCTAGAACTGAAATAGCTACAACAGAGGATTTTATGCTTGTTTGTTCTGCTTTAATGGCAGTTACGCGTAACATGTACGTAGAAGGATTAGGTCCACAAGCCACTGTGCAAATGTTTGAAGCAGCAGCTGACAGTATCATGGTAACAGAAGAGCTTTTATCGGAGTTTGGTGATTATGCTAAACCCACAATACATTAGGAGGAAACATGCCAAAAGTAGGTAGCCAACAATTTCCATACACATCAGCAGGTGTTAGAAGTGCTATGATGCATGCAAAAAACACTGGACAAAAAGTCAACATGATGAAAAAAGGTGGGAAAACGAAACGTCTTAAGAAAGGCGGTTCGATGAAAATGAAGAAAAAATAGGAGGTAACATGAATTTATTAAAAGATTTATGGGCACACTTAAAAGAATGGAGTGACTGGGGTATGAAAGACTGGATTAAAGCTGGTATCGTTGCAGTTATTGTTCTTGTTGTGCTTAATTCAATGATAGGCGGTTAATGAGCATACTAGGATTAAGTTCATTTACGGCAGATGACGATAGACGTCAATCTTACCAAGCTAATCAACAGCGTGCTGCAGTTAATGCAGCACGTGAGTTTGATGCTACTTTTGGTAATCCTGAATATGTTATGTCACAACCTGCAGAGTTTTATACTAACAGGGACAACCTTGCTAAAATAAAACCAACTTTAGTTGCAATGAAAGGCAACAAAGATTTTTATACAACAGATCAAAACGAAAGCCGTAACATGTACCAAATGCTCATGAATAAAATGAAAGGTGGGCAAGGTGCAGAGATGATAGACACAAGAGGCTTGCCTGCAGGTGCGTATAGAACAGGTAGAACTTTATTCCAAGATCCATCTAAGTCAGCAGGTTTTTTAGGTGATATGTCATCCATGTTTTTACGCACACCAAACCCTGCTGCAGTAAGAGTAAACACATATAATCCTTTTCCTAAAGCTGGTTTTGGAAAAGAATTTTATGAAAAAGAATTTCCAATAACAAGTGCATTTTCTAACGCAATGGAAAAAATAGAAAATTTACCTACTCTGCAATTAA